CTGCAATCACCGCGACTTTCTTTTGCGATACAGAAATTTTTCCAGAAAAAAACAGGTACAGGAGCAGTCAGACATGACAAAGAAGAAGGGAAGACCATCAAAGTTCACCAAAGCCAGAAAGGAACGCATTGTCAAAGCCATTGCAGCCGGTTGCACTTATGAGATGGCAGCAGATTATGCCGGGATAAGTCGGACCACACTTTGGGGATGGTTGAGAAAAGGAGAGGACCCAAAACAGAAGTCCTATTGTACATTTTTGAACGATGTAAAAAGCGCAGAGATTGAAGGTGCCATGGTTCATCTTGGAACAATCACTGCAGCCAGTGCAAAAGATTGGAAGGCCAGTGCATGGATGTTGGAAAGAAGACATGGGTATTCCAAAGACAGACCACAACAGACCCAAGAAGAACCACCACAAGATATTCCAGACAACACACTGGAACTGTTGAGAGAACAAGCAGTGGACTTGAAACGTGGAATGTCCAAAGCAGAATCATCTGAATCTTGGCAAGCCTATGCAGCACTTCAAAGACAGCTGTTGCAAGTGGTTGCACAGATACGACAGATTGAATCTGAAGAAGGTATGATGGATGAACTGGATGGTCTGACAGATGACCAGCTGGTCCAAGAAATCACTGCAGCGATTATTTCGCTTCCACCCATCTTGAGACAACGACTTGAATCGGATATAGGAAACTTGGGAAATGTTATTGCAATCAATAAGAAAGAGGTATGAAGAAATGACAATCACAACAGCTGCACTGATTGGATTGTTGGTTGGCACCATGGGCACCACAGGAACATTCATGTGGGTACAGTCCAAGGACACCACCCAACAACAGATTCTGGACAATCAGTCCAAGGCATTGACAGACTTGGCAACCATCCAAGGCAAGTTGGCAACTGGAGAACAAGAAATCCGAAAACAACTGACAGACACTGACTTGTTGGCTGTGTCATGTTCTGAAGACTGGATGACACAACATACAAACATGCTATGTCGTGAGATGTTTTGTCGATTGCAAACTAGGGAAGGCGATGGAGCCAGCCAAAAGGAATGTGATGAGATATCCAACATTGCAAACACCTTCTTCATCATTGAAGAATGCAAGAACAACAAGATGGAGATTGATACATGTCTAGCAGTATTGGACAAACGCAAGTGAAGACCTTTGGTGACTGGATTGCACAACAGATGTGTAAGTCTGGATTGACTGAAAAGAAGTTGGCTACCAATGGTGGAATGACAGAAGCAGCAGTTCGAAGATGGATGAATGATGAACGGCTTCCAAAACTGGTGAATCTGATTGCAATGTGTGAAGTCTTTGGTGCCAAACAACATCGAGGACCAACACAGCTGCTGTTTGAAGCCTTGCAACATATCCCGGAAATGAAGAATGCTCAAAAGAGACACAACAGAAGAATGTCCATGCTGTGAATGCACACCATGTGATTGTCATGGAATAGGTGAAGATGATGAACTTTGGAGAATGGGCCAGAATCCAAGTGACCAAGGAAGGAAGAACCCTGTCATGGTTGGCCAAAGAGATTGGAGCCAATCAGAGTCTGATATCGAGATGGAGACAAGGCAGCATTCCAAGAACGGAATACTTTCTGAAGGTGATCAAAGTGGTTGCACAGTTACAAAAGAAACCATTCAATCAAGTTCTGAAACATGGTGCTTTCTCTATTGGGATTGTCATCGATGACAATTAGAGATGCCACCAAGTCAATCAGACGATTGAAAAGAAGGGCGGTTCAGAATCCCCTTGACTACTTTTGTCCTACACCACCACAGGAAACTTGGTTGAAGGATGACAGCAAAATCAAACTTTTTCTTGGCGGCAATCAAGTCGGAAAAACCACCACGGGATGTGTGGAACTGTTGCATCGATGTCTTGGCACCCATCCATTCATCCAGACAGACCCACCACCCATTCAAGCCTACTTGATAACACACAGCCATCAACAGTCTGTGACCATTCAAGAGAAGTTATACAACATGTGTCCAAAAGGTGCATTGCATCCAGACTGTGAGTTTGTACCGGGAAAAGGATTCAGAGGTATCCACCCCATTGTCAGATTCAACAATGGTTCCATCATCTACATCAAGACAGCCAACCAAGGTCTTGGACTGGCATCATTCACCGCTTCGTTCGTTCATGTCGATGAACCCGTTCCACAGGATGTCTGGAACGAGATTGCAGCTCGGACATTGCGTGGTGGAGCCGGTGGGAAGACTGGAACCATTGCAGTCACCATGACACCAGTTGGACAAGATGTCCGATACATGCAGAAGTTGGTTGAAGATGGTGTCATCAGTTGCACCAAGGCACCATTGACAGTTGCAGACACAACACCAAAGTTCTGTCAACCCACATTGACCCAACAACAGATTGACCGAATCAGTCAAACATACCTACCGATTGACCGGAATGCCAGATTGAATGGTGATTGGGTCGTTGGTGTTCCAGAAGGTCGTGTGTTCGATTGCTTTGATGAATCCATGATATCTTCTGCTCCACCACCGGCTGCCAACTATGAATTCGCCTTGGGTATTGACCATGGAAGCCAACCGAACACCCAGATTGCCATTCTGACTGCTGTGAACCTAAGCAATCCACAAGAACCGTGGGTCTATGTCTTGGATGAATATGTCAGTGGTTCTGCTCCACCAGAAGCGCATGCAAGGGCCATTCTGGAGATGTTGACAAGAAACAATCTCGTTCCAGCTCAGTGTCAATGGACTGGTGACAATGTCCACTTTGGAAGTGGGAAGAATGGAAGTGGCAAGATGTCCAACAGTCTTCTGATGAGAGCCTTTGAATCCATTCTGAGAATGCCACAATTGCCCTTCAGAATTAGGACTATACGGAAGCCAAGATATAGTGTATATTACGGTAGCGCAATGATACATTCCATCATGGCCAGAAGACAGTTTTTCATCAATCCAAGGTGCCAACGGACCATCCATTCAATCCAACGGTGGACAATGAAGAAGACACAGTCTGAACGGTCCAAAGATGAATGGGGCCATTGCGTGGATGCTTTGCGCTATGCAGTTACACCAGTTATTGAAAATACACGATTCACTTCACCATCTCACTTGAGGTTCTGACAATGTTCAATGATAAACCGATGAAACCACTTGCACCCAATGCTGGAGAACAAGCCAGATGGGATCACACTGGACTTCGAAGAAGAATGATTCTTGGAGCATGGGAAGAAGACTTGGAAGATGAATTGGCAAGACATCTTCCACCAGACCGAAGGGAAGCCTGGGGACCAAGTGACATGTCCAGCAACCCGTTTGAACAAATCACCAGACAACTATCTGTGCTGTACCATGAAACACCAGCTGTGACCAACATGAATGGTGACATCGATGAACTGATTGGTCGTGAAGGTCTGGTCACAAAAGCAGGATTGTGGCAGTTGATGCAACGTGGACAACAGATGGTGATTGGTCTCAGAGAAGCCATCATCAGAATCGATGTGAACCCACACACACAAAACATGCCGGCCAGAGTACCCGGTATTCAATACAGATTGGTCACACCAGACTTGGTATATTGTGAAGCACATCCAGACCAGCCAGATGTTCCAGTGTACTATCAAGAATATCGACTTCGAAAGAATGACAAGGGCAATTATGTTTGGGTCGTGGATGTCATGGACATCCGAAATATGGACAATCCAATGTTTGGAATGTTTGAAGTCACCAATGATGGTTCCATTGGTGCTGATGTTTCAGAAGTGTATATGGGGCATCCAACCCATCAAGGGCCAACCTATCCATATCGAGACCAGAACAATGTTCCATTCATTCCAATCGTGTTGTACCATGCTGAAAAGACTGGATATCTGTGGGATACATACACAGGTTCACAAATGGTGTATGGTTCTTTGACCAGTGCAGTGTTGTATTCGATGTGGACACACTTGGTGAAGTCTGCATCATGGTCACAAAAATATGTTGCTGGTCTCACTTTGGCCGGTCTCAATCAGATGGACCAGAACAGTGTTGCAAGAAGAGCATCCATATCCACAGACCCATCTTCCATTCTGGTGTTCACACAAGACCCAGATGCCCAAGGACAACCAATGGTGGGTTCCTTTGGGATTGCTACAGACCCACAGGACTTGTTGGAAGCTGTGTCCAAGTATGAAGTCCGAGTTGCACTGAGTGCAGGACTGGCACCAAGTGACATCTCCAGAACAGCAGCTGACCCAAGAAGCGGATATTCATTGGCAGTGTCCAAAGCTGGACAACGTGAAGCACAGAAGAAATTTGCACCAGTCTTCAGAATGGGTGATGAAGAACTATTGGCAAAAACTGCCATGTTGTCCAATCGCTATCTTGGAACCAATCTTCCAGAAGATGGATACCGGGTATCATACCACAGTATGCCATTGACACCAGAAGAAATGCGTGCCCAACGTGAAGACATCATTGCCAAGATGAATGCTGGTCTGATATCACCAGTTACAGCAGTCATGATGATGTATGATGACATGGACCCAAAAGAAGCCAGGGAATATCTATTGCAAATCAGAAGAGAGAGAGCAGAATTCTTATGATGCCAATACTTTGGAAAGAACTGAACTGTCAACAGTGCCAAGAACCACTTGATGTCCACACAGGAAAGGTGGAATGGATGTCCACAACCATGGGCATCCACTTGGTACAGACCATTAGAATTGTCCACCCACATTGCCAGTATTCATTCACCAAAGAACGGACAATGAGAATGCTGGACTTGTATGACCATTGGCTTCCATTGGACACCCTTGGACAGTTCATGGACTTGGTTGATGAAAAGCAATGGGATAACAAGATTGCAGCCACAGCCATATTCACAGATTTAATCTTCCACAAAAACCAACATCTACGAGGTACCAAAGATGAACACAATTAACCATGATGGACAAGAATACGTATTGAAAGCAGATATCGAGAATGCATTCAAAGACCGAATCCAGAAGCTAAGTGCAAGAGCATTGGCAGCAGAAGAAGCAGCAGCAACCATCCAAGAACAGTTGGACAACCAATCTGGAGAACTGTCCAAGATTCAGAAGTTGTCCAGTCGAGTCCAAGAACTGGAATCTGAATTGGAAAGTGCAAACAGTCGATATTCCAGACACAGTGCCATGTCAGAACTTGGAATCACAGACCCAGAAGTTCGTGAACTGGTTGAATGGCAATATGAGAAGGCCACCAAGGGTGATGACAAGGCACCATCATTGAATGACTGGTTGGCATCCATGAAAGAAGACCCATCCAAGGCACCAGTGACACTGAGACCACATCTTCAGTCCAGCACAACTGCAGCTGCACCAGAACAAGTGACCGAACAAGTGACCGAACAAGCCACAACAGCACCAGAACCAGACCAACCGGCTTTGATTGCTCCAAAGACAAACACTGGAACAGCACCAGCACCAGTCCAGTCCACAGATATCTTGAAACGTGGTGCAGAAGACTTTGAATTCTACAAAGCCAATCGAGATGCAATCAGAAAAGCATGGGGCAAGAAATGAGTGAAAATTATAAAGGTCTGAACACATTCCCAATCATCAGAAACTTCAGTGCAATCCAGACATGGACAGATGTTTCACTACCGGGAAAAGCCATCATGATCACTGTTGGATGTGAACAACATGATATCTATGTTTCATTCGAAGGAACAGAAGGCCAAGCCACAACTGGTGTCCACAAGATATTCATCAAAGCCGGTGGATATATGGCCATCAATCGTGGCCGTGGAACCAATCAACACAGCAACATCCAGATTGCAACCAAGTCTTCATCAAGTGCAGAGGTCACATTGATATTCGAAGAATAATCTTCAACAGCTCAAAGAGGTACAAAACAACATGGCACAATCAGTTGTATTTCCACAACGACCAAAGGAATATTCCTTTGTCAATGTGGCACAAGTTACTATTACACACAATCTGAACTATATTCCCAATGTCCAAGTGCTAATCAATGGCACTGTGGTATATGCAGAAGTAACACACACAAATTCCAATGAACTTGTGGTGAGTTTCGTAAATGCAACGACAGGAATCATTGTCATCAGATAAAGTATCAATGAACTTATCTCACACACTCAAAATGGAGTATAACCATGCAATTCCTTGCACCCACAAACGTTTTTGAAGGTGTTGTCCAGTTGAATCAAGCACCAACTGCTGACAACCATGCTGTAACCCGTTCATATCTTGAAGCCAATGCTGTTGTTGGTATCGCAACTGATTCTGCAAACTATGCTGAACTTGTGACTGTCAATGGTGAAAAGCAACTGAAGTTGAAGCCACTTACTATCACTGATGTTGCTGTTGATACCAGTGCAACCAGTATTGCCAACTGGGTATCCAGTAACTACACCAATGGCGATGAAAAACAAGAAGGTGACATCATCATCTTGACTGCTGTTTCAGGTCGTGCCCAGACTTGGATCCACAATGGTGGTGCAGCTGGAACAGATGCTGACTTCACTGAGATTGAAGGACAAGATGTATCTGAAGCTGAAGTTCGTGCTGCAATCAGTGCTTCATCTGGTATTGATTACAACAGTTCAACTGGTGAATTGACAGCTGACCAAGCTGAAATCCGTGGATTCTTTGCTGCTGGTTCTGGCTTGTCTTATGATGATGCCAATGGAACATTCAGTCTGAATGTTGATTCTGATGGAATCAATGAGGGTGCATCTAACTTGTACTTCACAGATGCCCGTGCCCGTGGTGCAATCAGTGTATCTGGCAACGGTATCACATACAACAGTTCAACTGGTGCAATCGCATTGGCTGTCGACACTGATGATGTACTTGAACAAGATGGAGCAACCAATAAATTCTTCACAGATGCCCGTGCCCGTGATGCTGTATCTGTGACTGGTGCTGGTCTGTCTTACACTTCTTCAACTGGTGTATTCGAATTGACAGCAGATTCTGGAGACATTGCAGAAGGTTCAAATCTGTACTTCACAGATGCCCGTGCCAAATCTGCAATCACCATCAAGTCTGTTGCTGGTCCTGATGTTCAGTTGTTGGTCAAAGAAGCCAATGGTGACTTGTCTGTTCAGTTGTCTGACATCTTTGCTGAATTCGTTGCAGGACAAGGATTGTCATACAGCAATGGTGAATATGCATTGGATGCAAATACTGATGATATCGTTGAAGCAGATGGTGCAACCAACTTGTTCTTCACAGATGCTCGTGCCCGTGGTGCAATCAGTGCTGATGCAGCAGCTGGCAACATGGTTCAATATGATGATGCAACTGGTGAAATCCTTGTTCGCAAATCAGACTTCCGTAAAACATTCGCTCCTCAGAACTTGACTGCAAACACCTATGCAACTTTGAACCACCAACTTGGTGAAAAGATTGTTCATGTTTCATGCTATGACAGCAGTGGAAACTTGGTTCAATGTGATGTTCAACTTGTTGACAACAACAATGTCAAGGTTCGTTCTGTCATCAATGTTACTGGTGCTGAAATCGTTGTTTCAATCTAATCGTTGATATTTTCCCACAATAAAAGTCTTGTACCTCACTTTTTCCCACCCTTCACGGGGTGGGTTTTTTTGTTTATGTTGCACAGTCTGAAATTATGCTGTACAATATAGTCAATGACATCTTGATGTGGAAGGTTCGCAACCGTTAACAGCAGTAATCCACAACCAAACCAACCAAACCTTCAACCTCACATAATAGGTGTTTTATCATGGCTATTACACAGAACAATCTGACTGGCGACTTGCGTTTAGCTCAGATGATTTCTCAAGAAATCCGACTTCTTTTAACCGATTCCACAAACCTTCGTAACACTCCATTCATGGACTTCGTTGGTTCAATCAATGGTATGGGTTCTGACACCATCCGAGTTCGCAAAGCTGGACTTGATGGATACGATGAGTTCACTTCCTTTGTTTCACCAGCTGCAAATCCTGTTGCAGTTACACCATCTTCTTTGACTGATGGACATGTTGATGTTGTTGTCAAGCGACAAGCTTTGGCATACGAGATCACCGACTTGGCCGGAATGACAGCTTATGGACAAGGCGATGTTGACCCATTCCGCATTGCTGAATCAATTGCAAAGTCATACGATGCTTTGTTTGCAAACTTGACTGGTGCAACTGTTGCTGGATTCACTACCGTTAAGGGTTCAACTGGTGCTGCTTTGACTGCATCTTTGTTTCTTGATGCAATCC